CTGGAGTGTCCAAATTTTGGCCTTGTACTTCTGCTTGTTTTAGTAAAGTTGCACGTTCTAAAGTTTGAGCAATAAATTTTCCTATACCTGAGTTTTGAACAAATAATGCAAATGAAGTTTTCATCAAAGTCATTATTTTTGCAAAGTTATTACCCAACTCTGTCATTCCCTGTCCAAACTTAGTTAGTGCATCTACCCCGTTAGAACCTACAAGATTTATCATTTTTTGTCTTGCTGCTTCAAATGCTGCCTCCTCATCTCCTAATTTTTTAAGGGTTGCAATTTGTTTTTCAAATTCAGTTCCAGTTACTCCTAATGCTGCTGTAAGTGCTTCTACATTTTTAGTTACTGGATCGAGTGCTTGTCCTAGTTTTCCTGCCTCTATAGCAAATTGTTGTAGTGGTGTGGCTACAGAAGTTGCAAGTAAACCCCCTGCAAAACCTCCCATCTGACCACCAACTAATGATCCTAGTCCACCTCCAATAAAACCAGCACCACCTACTAATGGTCCTTGTCCAAATAGCAAAGGAAATGCACCAGAAATTATTGCACTCTGTCCAGCAGCAGCAAAACGATTTCCTCCTGCTTTGCCTCCACCACCGCCTCCTCCACTTTTTTGCTTGTTTATTGCATTAGCTGTCTGCTGTTCAACTCTTAACTGTTGTTGATCTACTTTTAACTGTTCTTTTTTCTGTCTTAGTATTTTATTTTCTAAGCCAAGTCTTTGACCTGTCTTTTTTATTTTTTCCTGTTCATTACGCAGTACTGTTCTATTTGCTTTGCCACCTTGAGCTAATTTATTTAGTTTTGATATACGCTTCTCAAGATTATTTAGCTGCTTATTAACAGTCCTGGTATTCAGTTTTATATTAACTTCGTAATTAGACGCCACTAATCTCGATAAAACATTACATTTAGTTTAGCGTACCTTACGATATTGAGCTTTCTTTTTCATATCTTCATATGCTTTTTCTTCTCTATCTCCTTTCAACGTAAAATATGCGTTCCAGGCATAGAGTTCCTCTATAGTCATGTTCTTTTGTAGATGACTTAAAGTAATTCCTAAAGTTTCTGCAACAAAGAATTGTAAGTATAAATAATTGTCCTTATCAAGTTGTGCTTTTTACGGCATCAGGAGTTGCCTCCTCGCCCACCTCCTGCATCTTAGTCATAAGTTCTAAAAGAACTGCTAATGGTATCTCTCTTCTTAAACTTGCCTTATCTGCTTCAACAAATAGTTTTTTTCCATCTTGATCTTCAGCTTTATTAATTATTACCTGGAGAGCAAAGTCTAAATTACCCTCTTCCTGTCCTTTGTTAGCTCTCATTAGAGTAGCATTTATGGAGTCTCTATCTGCAATAGTTAAAGGTGTCCAATAAACCTTTAAAACTAACTCTCCATTTTTATAAATAGGGTAACTACTCTTTTCGTTTATGCTAAATGCTTTTTTTAGCTTGTCGATTGCTCTATCTGTAGGCATACAAAATAAATTAGTATATTCATCTACTATACTACTTTATTACCTAAAGCCAACCTTTTTAAACGCTAATGCTATATCTTTGTTGATAAGACCACCTTTTGTATAAATATTGTACCAATTTGGTCCTCCCGTAGATGTTAAATTAAAATCTCTACCATGCTCCGCATAAGTGACGGGTTCTCCTTTTAAATTAGGTCTTGTTTGCCCTGGAGCGTTAATAGCAAAGCCAGCATATTTAGCTCTGTTACCAACAAATAAATCTTGATTCAATGTTACATTCGGAACTCTAGGATTTTTTATCTGCCTGGCTGTTGGGTCGGGTATCAAATAACTTGGAAAGTCTGGTTTTCTTTTCTTGGTTGCCTGTACAGGACTTTTTGAAACTATCCAGTTTTCTCCAAATGTTCCTGTCCACCAAGGACCTTTTTCGATCAAAGAACGAGCTACTGTTTTTGCAACCTCTTTTCTTCCCTTGGTTATTGCTTTGCCTAGATCTTTAGTAAAGTGTTTTTTAAAATCTTTAGGCATTGGCAGTAAAATCGCAACTTACAACAGCCAGATAATGACTATCTTCCTCTACGTTTACGGAAGTTGGTCCTTCGATTGCCGATACTCTTGGACTTACGGAAAATGTATCTGAATACCCTGGTGCGTTCACTGAAGTCAATCCATCAATAACAGATTCGGCTATAGCAGATGCAACAGCACTTCCCTTATGCGGTGGTGTCATAATTCCACATCTTATAGATCCAGCATAATAATCCTGTGCAGCACCATGAGTCTGAGTGGTAGATTGACCAAAATCTAAACTTACCATCACATATTTTTTGTTTTTTCCTGGAGTGGTAAACGGCATATTGTCGAATATGACTGTCACTGTATTATCGGCATTTGTTACGGCTGTCTTTATTGCAGTTTCAAATGCTGCTCGTGCGTTTACTAAACTCATTAGAAAATAACATCAACTCTAAATAAATATTCTTGACCGCCTTTTACAGTAAGAACATTTGTGATTTTAGCTGATCTGGTAGATCCAGAAAATGTAAGCGTTATTTCATCTTGTAGTAAAGGCTGACTGTCTCCTATCAGATCTGGTGTTACATATAACCTTGCTACATTTTCCTGGAATCCAGTTTCCTCTGATGATCTGACAAATTCAATCGGTACTTTTATACTGTAGCTAACATCAGTTGTAGATATTGCACCAGTTGAAGTGTTGTAAACAGGAGATGTTTTTCTTGTATAAGTAATACTGGTATCTAAAGAATCTCCTAAATCAGCTATCACCTGTTTGGCTATATTCTTTAGTGCTGTGTCTAGTTGTCCTGCCATTATCCTCTAACCGCCCGTAGTTGAAAACTTCCTGCTCCACCTAGCATATACGCTCCAAGGTAACTTTGGAGCCAAGGGTAAACATCTAAAATATTATTTACAGAACCAGTACCCTGACTATCAGTATTATATTTAACTTGAATATCTCCTAGTTTTACCTCTTCAAAGTTTCCATCTTTTCCTGTAGTTCCTGTTATTGCATCTGTGTCATTTGCTAAAGCTCTGGCTAATTCATATTGTGCATACTTTATTCCATTAGGAATTTTAGAACAAGCTAATTCAACACCATCTACCTGATAATTATTTCTTGGAAATTTCAACGCTTGCCCATCATCACATCTATCTCCATAAAAAACTAAAGTATCAATCCATCTTGCAGCAGATATTAATGATCTTTTCTTTTGATCGTCTGTTTTATTTGTCCAGGTAGAAGAATCTGGAGAAGTATCAAAATAATCATTAGCTTCTGTCAATGTGACATAACTATTAGCATTTTCTCCTTTTATTGTTGCGTCTATAGTAGCTGCCACGATTATTAAAGTAATTTAGTTTTATTGTAGCGTAAAGAAAAAACCCCACCAATAATTGATGAGGTTCTTTTTGCTTTGCAACTTAATACTACTAAGGATTTGTTCCTGTATCAAGTGGTGAGTTAACGATTAATTCAACAATTGGAATTAAATCAGCATCATATGTGATTGCCCAATTATTATCGTTAGCCAATAAAGCATTAGTTGGGTTGTCAGCAGCGTTAGTCCACTTAGTTCCCATAACGTGATAAGCACTGTGGTAATCAACAGACATAACATCCTGTTTAGATAAGATGTTTCTATCTGATTCAATACTTAGAGGAGATTGCTCACCTTCAAGAATTGTTCCTGACTTAATTAAGTAGCAACGGAACTCTTTCTGATGACCTGTTGTACCAGGATGAACTGTATTAACTTGAGAGTCAATAACAACATTCATACCAGCAAATTGGCCGATGCTTCTTTCATTAACACCGACACCGCCACCACCCCAAGTTACTGCACCACCAGTTGATAGAGCAGATGTTGAGAATGTAAGCATACCAACCTGATATAGGTAGTAAGCAACAGATGGGTGAATAACTAAAGTATCTAGCTCTTCGCCTCTTTCTCCAAGAAGTGATCTACCTCTTGCAACTGTAGAAGCTGTTAGGAAGTTGCTTTCGTCAGCACCAGAAGCAGCACCTTTACTTAGGTCAAGTGCGTTTGCACCTAGTGGGCCATTAGTTGATCCAAACAAACCATCTAACAAGATGTGGTGTCAAATAACCATTGTTACTTGTACCCCATGTTGCTGTACCATCTAAGATTTCCTCAGTTGGAGCGATTGGGTTAAATTCTGGAACTTGGATTCTTGTCCCACCTTCTGTTGCGTCAAGAAGTGCATTACGCACAACAGCACCAGATCTTAAAAATGCACTACGTTCCTTAATAGCTTCGGAAACATATGTGCTGAGATTATTTCTCTTAACGATGTCCGCTAATAGGACACCGCCAGAATAATTCTGAAACGGAGCAGCCATTCAGATTACCTTGTTACTTTTGCGATACCCTAGTCACAGACGAGGGGATTAGTTTCACAGAAACTAACTATTTTTGAGCCTCTTGCTTGAGCACTGCTGCAAGCTGCGGATCTTGTTCTAATAGTAGCATTTGTTGTGTGAGATTGCCCGTTTTCCAAGGGTTTACCTGACCTCCACCAGCATTTGCTACGGGGCTAGGTCTAGCACCCATTCCTGCTGCTGAACTTGGCTTGAAATGATGTTCCCAACCACTTCCAGGGTTTTTGAGACTACTGAGATAGGTATTTAAATTTTGTTCTACTCCACCATTGAGAACAACAACTTCTCCGTTAGCGTTCTTTTGTAACTTATTTTGTAACAATGATAAAGTTTGTTCTGCATTTATCGCTCCAAGATTACTGATAGCTGCGAGGGCTGCTGTTTTTGTGGAAGCTACTTCGTGAGAATTTTTCATATCCTCAAGCTGCTGAGACAAAGATAATATCTGCTGCTCTTTATCTTGGGCTGTTTTGTTAGCTTCTTCCCACAAAGTTTTCCATTGACCCTGTTCTTCTAAGTCTTTGGTTCGTTTTTCCTCTTTCTGTTTATAGACATCATCCAGTTTTCCCTTGATGCCTTTGAATTTTTCCTCGGCTTCAGCAGCTTCCTTACGGGCAGCAGCTAATTTTGCCTCATATTCTGCTTTTACAGAACTGAGATCAGGTGCTTGTGGTTGTGAAGGAGTGTCAGCCACGGGCTGTTCAGGAGGATTCACGGAATCAGGCTGAATGACTTTTTCTTCGATTGCCATTAATTATTCAGATAGTGGGTTAGTTGTTTTCTTTTTAGTAACTTTTTTCTTAGTTGCTTTGGGTTCGGGAGTAACTTCAGTAGTTTCCTGTGTTCTAGGTTTTAACTCTGTTACTTCCCATTTGTACGTTCCGTCAGATTGCAGAACTTTATCAAGAGATCCAGCCATGAGAATGTGTGTACTTATCTACTATTGTATCAAACTATTCGGGTTTGGCCTCATTTGCTGATGGTAATACTTCACCTTGAACTAAAATATCTCTAAATTCCTCTCTATCAATGACTTGTTGATCGAATAAAGATGTTAAGGCTGTAATATCTTGACCAATTAATCTTTCAATATCAAAATCTCTGCTGATTTTTACTTCTGGTGGTTCGATTCCAACATATTCGGCTGAGAGATTGAAGGCTTTTTGTAGTTTTTGCTCTAGTTCCATAGAAACCATTGCAAGCATAGAATTAGTATCTACACGATCTAGTCTGCGAGCATCTGCTGATTCTGCAACAAACTTCTGTTGTGATAATGTACTAATTCCGAGTGTTGCCATCTGCATTTGTAGCTCTTTTATTTCTGCTGATTGTGCATCAAAAGCACTGGAAGCTGGTTCTACATAGTATATTTTGTTACCTGGTTGAGTTGCCATCGCATAATTCACAGATATAGCAAGGTCTTTTGTCTGATCGTCATAACCTTCCATTACAAGCATAGGTTGAGATGCAACGTGCAAACTATGTATTAAATCAGCCTGTCTTTGAAAATGTGCAAGATTTAAGTATGCAATATCGAGTAAAGGAGGTTTGCTGACTAAATTATCTGTTTTTCCCGAATAAATTGTGACTAAAGGTATTTCTCCAAGAGAAAAATCACCAGACTCAACCTGTTTGTAGTCTTTATCAGATGATCCAGCTTCAAAACTACCAGCAGAACTTCCATCTGATACGTCATACATTTCTTCTATCTGCTCTTTTTTGCGAAATACTTTGTAACTTCCTGGTTCGATTACTCTTATTTGATCGAATACTTTTTCTCCGAACTGTCCGTCTGGGAGTACAGCTTTTTCACCGATTCTTACTTGTATTAAGTTTCCATAGTTTGATTCTCTATCTAGTCTCCAACCATAAAGATTATTTGGGTCGACTTCGATCCAGTAAGGTCTGCGGTTCTGTTGACGTTCTTCTGCGAGACTTACTGCTCCTGATGGTGCAGGATAATCTACAAGAATGTGACTCTGGCCGTATGTAAGAGAACACATCAGTAATCTTCTAGCATATTCGTCTAAATCTGACTTTCTGCCATCTACATCCATCTTGAACATTTCGGTCCAGTAAGGATCACCATTGAGTGTTATTGGTTTTCTTAATACAAGACCTGTGGCTGCTCGGATTAATCTTTGGGTGAATGGGGAAAATACAGCACGATTTACTCTAGCTAGGTAGGCATCGTAATCTTCTCTTGGCTCTAGTGGTAGGAATGTTTCGCTATTTGTTCGGAGGTAATCTGTTCCTTCGGTTACAGCTTTCATTATTTCCCAACCTTTCATCATGTCTAGGACAGCCCTCGTGCGAGTAAAAGGACTGTCTATCCCACCTACAGAAGTAGATGAGATTATGTTGGTTCTAATTGGTCCAGGTACAGCGTAAGTCATTTAACACCTCCATCTTTTTAATGCTAACGCTTTTCGGGTTGGTCGGCCTTTTTTATCTTTTAGTGGACCAGGCATACCTTTCATACGGGCACAAAACGATTTTCTTCTTGCTGCTCTTTTTCCTGTTGGATTCTTTTCAGTAACAGGTGCTTGTAAGTTGCTGCCTGTTGCACGATTATATTTAGCTCTGCCTTTTGCAGTCAGTCCTCCCTTCTTAGACTTTTCGCCTCTTCCTACGGATAAACTGACTCCCTTTTTGCGTGGCATTATTTTCCCACCTTCTTCATTGTCATTTTATGGGCTTCGGTAAAAGTTTTACCTCTTAACATTAACTTTTTCATCTCTTCCATGTGCTTTCTAGTATGAGTGCTCTTCTTTTTATGTCTAGCTAAAGCATCTTCCTGTCTTTGAGTTAAAGTTTTCATTTTTTCTTCCTCTTTTTCTTGGAACGTAGCTTTTTAAGATCAGCAGTCGTGATCTTATCCCGTGGTGGAGCAACAGCAGCAAGTTTACGTTGTTTGCTCGAATAAGATCCTTTAGGCATTAGAGAGCAGAAGTAATAGCACCATTAGTTATAAAACTAACTGATACTGTAGAAATATCACCAACAGTAGAATTGAATGAAGTTCCTGTAATAATTGCGTTAAAACTTAATTTTTTACTTCCTGATGTATCTAAGAATAAGTTGAATGTAGCATCGCCAGCATCTTCTGTTGTTAATACATCACTAATAATTTCAGCAGTATCATCTCCAGATGTTGCTGTGTAAAGAAGATCAACAGTACCAGAACCAGAAATTAGGCTACCAACAAAACTTCTTGAGGTTGCACCATGAGAAGTAGTTTCTAATGTGTCTTTTGTTGTATCTAAAGTCCAAGCTGTTGTAGAAGCTATAGCTCCAACTGTTCCAGTTCCGTTATCAAATGATACAGAGCCTTCTTCACCACGAAAAAATGCCATGATTTTTGCGAAATATACTATATAGCACTATATTACCGTGAAACTGCAACTTTCACAGCTATTTTTTCTTCTTTTTACGTCTATGTTGATAAGTTATCTTCTTACTGCTTGTTTTTTCGCGTTTAAATCGTGCTTTTTCGGCTGCTGACATCTCTCCGACAGTCTTAGGTGTCTTACTTGAGACACGTTTTTTGGGTCGACAAGCTGGATAGCCTCGCTTTTCGCCTTTTTGACGGCCACAAGGCTTGCCAGTTTTGACATCTACCCAGTTTTCCTTGAACCAACGGGTTAGACCACCACTACTTCTTGCCACGTTTTTTCTCCACTCTGTAAGTGCCACCACGCTTTTTGTACTCTCGTACAAGCCATGCGTTAGCGTAAGCAGATGGATAAACTTTGAATTTACGCTTTGCTTCTGACTTTACCCTAGAGTACAACGCTTTATTTACAGGAACATTCGCCACGTTTCTTACCTCCCTTCTTTTTCTTCTTCTTTTTCTTTGTAGTGGAATGGTACATAGTAGAAAAAGGAAACTCTTAGTATATTCTAAACGAAGTTTGGCCTAATGTCTCTGGTTTGGCAAGGTTAAATTGTTGGAGGCAAAGGTAGCCGAAAGCGTCAAATGCGTGGTCGACTCCAAGGTTTTTATTTGGCATACCTGTGTTTGGTGCGTAAGTTAAAGTTCGGAGAGATTTTATCAATTCTTTACAGCGTGGGTGGATTAAAGTTCGTCTTTCTCCTGCTGCATCAAATAGTGCGGTGTTTACTGATGTAATTTTGTCTCTTATTTTCCAGGGTGCTTTTGGGGAAGATACAGTGAAACCGCTTCTGCGTAGGATAGTGTGGTCCGTTGAGCCAACTCCTGATGTTTTTCGGGCTGCACCTGTAGGGTCGGGGCAAGCTATTATTCTTCTATCTACCCCGTATCGGTGGGTTACTTCTTCTGCAAAGTCCCAGGTTGTTGCACCACCTGTCATAATTATTTCGTCAAAGACGTAGAGGATGTCTCGGTAGCGTACTGCACAGATTCCGCAAAGTGGATCTACGTTAAAATCGACTCCTAATAAAAGTGGGGCGATAGATATGTCCTCCGCTTCGGTAGAAATGTTGGAATCTGAAAAGGAGACTGCAACGAGACCCGTGAGATTCTCGAAACTTGCCTCGAACTCCTGCTTGAATGTTCTGGTATCTAATTGGGCCTTTGCTGCTTCGACTTCTTCTTCTGGAACATTACCCCCGTCTATTGTTGTGAAGCTCCAGCGTTTCCAGTCACCTGTATCATCTTCTGGAACGTAACACCATAAATCGTAGAACCATGATGCTGTACCATCTGGTGTGGATATAAAGAGTGCCCAACCTTGTTTATCTGCGAGGGCTGGTCTGATTACTTGGAACCAGACATCGGAATCCATGAAGGCTGCTTCGTCAAGTACTACTCCAGCGAGGCTTCGGCCACGCAGGGTTGTTGCGTTTTCGGTTCCTTTGAGTTCGATTAGCGATCCATTTATTAGTTCGATTTTGAGGTCGGTTTACCCCCCCCTCTCTCCTTTTTTTT